CCAGAGGCGGTGCGTGAGCTGCTGGTCGCTGCTGGCGATCAGACGGTGTCTATCCCGGCAGCCGAGATCGAGCGCCTGTACCAAGAGGGTGCGCTGACCGATGCCGACATCGAATACTTACAGGTCGAAGACGAGCTGACGCAGCAGGGTGTCCTATCCGGTGACGTCTCGGTTCCGGCGAGCCGGGTGCTGACGCTGCAGGGGGAGGGCTTTGCTGCGCTGGCTGACCATGTGAGGTCGACTGCTGGTGCACCTACTTCGGCAGAAGCCAGAGAGGCCGTGGCCAACCGCGAGGCGGATATTGAGCGGCTGCAGGGCGTGCTTGATCAAGCCAACAACGCCGCTGCCGAGGTCGACACCCTAACCGAGACTATCGGTGAGCAGCTGAAGGGCACGACCCCCCTGACCAAAGGTCAGCGCCGAGCGGCGTCTCGCCTGCTGGCTGAGCGGTACGCTGCCCGTGCCGCACTGTTCGACGGTACGGTCACTGCCCAGAGCCTGTACGAGAGAGATCTGGTTACCTTCGAGACCGAGGGCAGGGGGACGCAGGCTTCGGCACCTGCACCCGTCCTAGAGCAGGCCGCGACGCCAGACGTCGAGCTTGCGCCCGATCAGACTGTCGTCGGACCACAAGGCCTGCGCCTGCTGCACGGGACACCAAACGCAAACTTCACCCTGAACGACCTGCAGATTGTACGCGAGGGGGCCAAGCAAAGCAGGCGCGGTCGCAAGACGGGAGGCTTCTACCTGACCTCTGTTGCAGACGCTGCTCAGGCTGAGGGCTATGCTGCCATGACCGGTGAGACGGGTCAGGTGCTGGATGTGGTGATCGCCCCCGGCACCCAGATCCTGCGTTTTGATGGCGACGTCACCCGGATCAGTGAGCAGCAAGTCAACGAGTGGACGAGCCAAGGGTACGGGATGGTCATCGGCAAGGACGTGCGCGGTCGCACCGAGTACGTCGTGATCGATAAGGCGGCCATCCAGAGCCTCGGCGCGCAGGGCGTGTCGACCCTTGAGCAGGCTCCGCTAGTCGGCACCGGACCGTCTGTCGCGGGTCAATCGGGCTCGGAGACAAACCAGCACGGGCTGATGCCGCACCTGCTAGTTGACGCGGCAGGCGCACGCGAAGGCAAAGCTCTCGTCCTCGCATCGACCAAGAACGACAATGCCCAGCGGCAGCTTGATGGTATCGACGAGGTTTTGGCGCGCCATCCAGATCCGCTCGCGTCCCCGGAGGCGTGGAGCGCCATGATGGCAGACGCGCTCGCTTCGGAGGGAGTGCCAGTGCCCCCCTACGCCTTGATCCGTGACGTAAACGGCGACGGGGCAGCACAGCTGCTTGGCGGCATGACGGAGGGCCAGATAGCCGATGCGGATCACGGTTTCGCAAACGCCGCCGATTTTCGCGACATGTACATCAACGGTGAGGTCACTCCGGTCGGGACAGCCAAGCTGTTCCTGTGGTCATTCCTGTCACGCGGGGTTTCGCCCTATACGCAGGAAGCGCTATTTATTGACGGGTTTTCCGGCGTCGATGCCTTCATTGACATAGCGGCGCAGGGCCAGTTCAACTACGCGACATCGCGAGCACCCTACACCCAATATGGCGACGATCCGCAGAAGGTGTCGCTGCAGCTCTACAAAAATGCAGCTGCCGCTTACGAAAATCTTCCCGCAAAGGAGAAAGCGCGTAAACGGAAACCGCAGCGTAAAGACGCCGATTTCGTTATAGAGAGCGGCGAGGGCGGCGCGCTGCTGCTGACCTACCAGCAGTGGGCGCGCCTGTCAGCCCCGGCGGGATCTGGGCAGCCCGGGGCTGGCGCGAGCCACAACCTCAACGCGTTCGGCAAGCTGTTCCTCAGTAAGATGTCGGAAGACGCTGGTCTGGGCGACGGCCGGTCCCGCCTGAGTGTCTTGCACGACATGATGTCTGATCCGACCAGCACCGGAAAAGAGGTTCGCCGCCAGTTCCTGCGCATGGGCCAGGGCGTCGGCATTGACAATAAGGTGGTCTCTTTCACCTTGCTGGTCGCTGGCTACAACGACGTGCTTGTCCTTGACCGCGTTCAAATGCGGCAGATGTGGAACGACGGTCGGTTCGACGGCCTTAACCTGTATGACGGGTATAAAGAGAAGGGCAAAACCGTAAACGGCAGCGCGCTGTCCAACCTGACCTACGGCGCACGCGGATTGCTGATTTACGAGGCAATGGAGCGCTCGCTGATGGATCGCATTGCGACGGTCTATCAGGCGGTCGGTAGGCCGGAAGCCGCAAGCATCGGCCGCTATCACTGGGAGACGTGGGTCGCCAGCTCAAACCAAGAGGCGAGCCACGGGACCATCGACGCTATCATCAGCGAGATCAAGGGCAACCCGGACCCGCTGGTCGGTGTCACCGCCAAAGAGGGCGAGTACGGCAGCTACGCCTACGGCGCGCGGTACGGCCGGAGTGGCGCAGGTGGCGCGCCGTACTTCCTTTACGAGGTGCCGCGCGGCGGCTTATACAAGTTTTCTGTACCGGATTTCGTCCGGTTTCAGCAGGAGATCAAAAAGTCGAAAAACGGCGTGGTGCCGAGCGGCTTTAAAGTAACGGAGGGGAATGGAAATGCGCCGTGGTACTTCAGATCAGAAGTCAGTCTCGACGGCCTCAACGCAGTCGCCCGAGCAAACGGGGGAGCGGCGGTCGAGGCCGAAATCCTTGGAGGAGATGATGTCGCGGATGGCCGCGACCAAGACATATCCGATAGACGTGCAGCCGATCAGCCCGGCCCTGCTTGGACAGAGTTTGAGCAGCCCGCCGTCGAGCCCGGAGGAACAGGAAGCTATTCGGGCGGAAGCCTTGCGCCGCTCGAAGGTGCGCCAAATGTCGTCGGGGCGTCTGGCCCCGACCCGGAACTCGTCGCCGTCGCCGAGCGCTACGCCGCCGACAACGGAATAGACCTTCGCCGACAGGCGGAGTTCGTCGAGGTCGACCCCGAGCGGGCGGCGCGGATCGCGCAGGCTTATGAGGAGATGGAGCACGCACCGCAAGATCCGGCGGTGCAGACGGCCTATGCCGACCTGATCGCGCAGACCCTTGCGCAGTATCAGGCCCTCGTCGACGCGGGCTACAGCTTCACCTTCTTCGACAGCGAGACGGACCCTTACGCGGGCAACCCGTGGAACGCCATGCGCGATCTGCGCGCCAACAAGACGATGGCGGTCTATGGCACCTACGACGGCTACGGAACCGAAGGCCTGACGCAGGGGGCGGTCGACGCCAACCCGATGCTGCAGGATACAGGGCTTGTCTGGAAAGACCAGAACGATGTAGACCGCCCAGTCACGGCCAACGACTTGTTCCGCGCGGTGCATGATGCTTTCGGTCACGGGATCGAAGGCGCGGGGTTCCGGGCACGCGGTGAGGAGAACGCGTGGCAGGCTCACGTTCGTCTCTTTACTGGGTCGGCTGTCGCGGCGATTACGAGTGAGACGCGGGGTCAGAACAGCTGGCTCAACTACGGCCCTTACGGGGAGCAGAACCGGACAGCTGGGGTGGAAGACACCGTCTTTGCTGACCAGAAGACCGGCTTGATGCCGGAATGGACATGGGCAGAGGGCCGCGCAGGCGATGCCTCAACACAGGAGCAGACCAGTGAGCAGCCAACTACCCTCTTTGAGCAAGGCATCGTTCCAACACCTGAGCAGCTTGGTGCAGCAAGCCGAGGCGGCCGGGCCGAAACAGCCCCAGACGCAGGAGCTACCACAGCCCCGCGTGGGGACGCCCAGCAGCAAGTAAGCCCAGCCGACCTCGCACTTCTCGAAACCCAAGAGGGCGCGCAAGAGTTCTTTGCCCGCCCCGGCTGGGGGGTGGTTACCGCAAGCCTCGCGCTACCAGACGACGAGTTCTATCGAAACCAGCGCGAAAACATCCCGGCCCTGTACGCCATCTCGGAACGACGTCAGGCGGATCGGAACACGACGGAAAACGCGCGGATGCAGCAGCAGCTGGACGCGCAGGGCATCCCGTATGTCGTCGTCGAAGGTATGTACAAAGGTGCCGCAGATGGCACCAGCTTCCTGATCTTCGCTGACGAGGCCGTCGTGTTCGATCTGGGCCGCGCCTACGGTCAAGAGAGCGTGCTGACTAGCAACGGGTTGACCTTCACTCAGGAGCCGCAGCCAAACATCCGCCCGACTGGCGCGGTGCAGGTCGGTGCCGAGGCGCAAGGTCAAGACTTCTTCTCAGTCCTACCCAGCGGCCAGTCCGTGAGCATGGCCCTCGACTTCGGTGGCAGTGGGGCTGGCGTCCCGCAGATCCCGCAGGGGTACACCGTAGATCCGACCCGGCCACAGCTGCCCGTCCGTCCTGACGGACTGGTCGAGCTGTTTCATTGGAGCGGCGCAGAGCGTACGACGGTCGATCCTGCGTTTGCAGGCACCGGCCCGCTGCGTGGCGAAGAGCGCAGCAGAGGTGCTCGCCTGTCGTTCTATGGCATCAACCCGCGTGACGGCGTACGCGATCAGGGTACTGGCTACGTTAAGGAGAGCGGCCTCGGCTCAGTCCAGCACGTCGCCTTTGTTGACCCCCAGCGGCTGTACCCGTGGTTTGAAGACCCTGACGGATTGGTCGCAGGTAAGGATCAGAGCGCAGCCGAGGCTGCAATCAAGGCGGCCGGTTACCTCGGTCACTACACTACAGAAGACGGGAGCGGTCGGGCACCGCTGGGCAACGTGGCGGCGATCTATGAAGCCCTGCCCGTGCAGGCGTTACCCGCACCTACACCAGTATTTGAGCAGCCAAAGCCGGGCCCGCAGACGCCAACCTCTGGCGCTGTCGGCGCACCGCGTGGGAGCTACACACTGCCCACGAATGCGGACCCAAGAAACTTGATCAAGCTCTCAGCGCAGGCAGACCCCTCGACCTTTGTGCATGAGGTCGGGCACATGTTCCTGTTCCAGATGGTTCGGGATCTGGCCGATCCGCGCCTGACGGCGGAGGGCAGAACCCAGATCGAGGCGCAGATCAGTGCGACCCGAGCGTGGTTTGGCAGCAATGCCGATCAGGCCCTGTCGGAACTAAAGGCCATAGCCAAGAGCACAGCAAAGCGGGCAGCCGCTGCACCAAACAACGAGCAGCTGCAGCGCCGCGCAGCCCGCCTCACCGCTGCCGTCTCCCGGGCAGAGGCTGGTGGTGGTGCCGCCTACATGGAGCGGGTAGCCGCGACCTTCCTCGACCCGACTGGCGTTGGATACGATGAAGCTGCAGAGCTCGTATTTCATGAGCAGTGGGCGCGCGGCTTTGAGGTATACCTTGGGACGGGTAGCGCGCCGAGCGCAGAGCTTCGGTCGGCCTTTGCCCGGTTTGCCTCCTACATCACCGACATCTACAAGAGCCTGCGCCGCCTGAACGTCACGGTATCACCCGAGATCGCCGATGTGTTTGATCGCCTGCTGGCGACCGAAGAGGCGATCACGCAAGAGCGCCGAGGTGCGACCTACCAGATCTCTCCGGGCGTCCTTGCTGGTGCTACGCCAGCCGAGGCAAACGAGCTGCGCAAACTCTCCGCAGAGGCAGAGACTGAGGCCCGAGACCTCATGGCGTCTCGAGTTGAGAACAGCCTGCGGAGAGAGGCCCGGGACGCACGTCGAGCCCGGCGGGAGGTCTTAGCAAACGAGATCGCAGAGCAGGTCGCACTAGAGCCAGTGCACGCGGCGGTGACCATCACCAAGACCGGCGTCATGCCACGCGGGACCAAGACCGGTACGGGGAAGATTAGCCGCGAGGAGTTCGTGGCCGTCTTTGGTGAACCGGCGCTGGCCCGCATGCCGAAGGGTATGGTCTCTGGTAAGGTCCGCCCAGCCAACGCCATCCCGCTCGGTGATCTGGCCACTTTGTCGGGGTTCCCGGACATGTACGCCATGATCGACGAACTCACGAGCGACGCATACAAGCCTGCAGCAGAGGTCACCAAGGATCGGGTCGACGCTGCCATGGCACAGGAGTTTGGGCAGGACGTAGACCCAGAGACCCTGCGCACGAAGGCTGTAGAGGTCGTCAACAACACCAAGTTCCAACAGCTCCAGCAGCTCCAGCTCCGCATCCTCCGCCGGTTGTCGGGTACTGCTCTGGCTCGACTGGCTCAGCGGCAGGCAGAACAGCAGGGTGCCCCACCGGCAGCGGCAGACACTGCCGCTGCCGCTGCTGCCCAGACAGAACAGACCGCAGCCCAGACGCCGCAGGAGGGTATACAGGCGGCCCTCGCGAGGATCAGGGCAGATGTGCAGCGCACGGCCAACGCCAGCCAGCGTCGAGCTCAAGGTGCCGCACGGAAGCAGACAGCAAAGATCCGGTTGGGCATGGACCCCGCCGCGATCACAGAAGCAGCCAAGCGCTACATCCAAGGGATCAAGGTCAAAGACGTCACGCCAGCCAGATACATGCAGGCAGCGAAGCGCCTGACGGCCAAGATCGAGCGCGCCATTGCTGATCGGGATTACACCGCTGCGGCCTCTTTGATGGAGCAGCGCGCGCTGAACCTTGAGGTGGCTAAGCAGGCCGCCGTAGTTCAGAGCAGTGTGGAGCAGCGCCGCCGCCGGTGGCGTGAGGTCACTGCCAGATCGGACAAGCGGCTAGCACAGAACTACTCGATGGACTGGTTCAACGCGATCCGTCTTTTGCTGGAGCCCTTTGGTCTCGGTAGGAATACCCCGCGAAACTACGACCCCGCCATCGCTCTGGCCAGCCTGCAGGGCGTCGAGCCCACCCTCTTTGCCGAGATCCAGTTGGCCCTCACCGGGTATGGCCCGCGCGCCCGAGCGGCACAGCAGGCGAACCCAAACAACCCGTACAAGGATCTGACGGTCACGGAGATCAACGAAATCTTTGATGCGGTGACTGCCTTCCTAGCCAACGCCAGAGATAGTCAGGGTATCCTTGTTGAGGGTCGCCGGGTCGCGTTTGAGGCGATTGCTACCGAGGTGGACATCAATGTAAGCCAGCGCAAGCAGGTCCAGAAGCAGGCTAGAAAGCAAGAGCGCGGCCGGGGCAGCCGCAGGTTCCGCGAAACCAGCCGCCAACTCGGTGCCTTCAAGGCAAGCCTGCGTCGGGTCGAACAGTGGGCGCGAGACTTTGACAATGGCGACCCTCGCGGGCCTCTGACCCGGTATCTCGTCCGCCCTGTGATGGATGCGGTTGACCAGTACATGGTCGCCCGCAGAGGGCCGCAGGAAGCCCTCGCCGCCCTGATTAAAGGGCGCACTGACTTGATGAGCGTCAAGCCGATCCGGGCCACCGAGCTGGAGGGCTACACGTTCCAGACCAAGGGCGAGCTGATCATGGCCTTGTTGCACACAGGCAACTCGAGCAACCGGCGGAAGCTACTCCTTGGCGGTGCCACAGATGTGGAGACCGGCCGCAAGTATGTGTGGGGCGAGGACGTCGATGGCGATCTGAACACGGCGAGATGGGATGCGTTTATCGCTCGGCTGTTCGCGGATGGCACCCTCACCAAAGCAGACATGGATCTGGTGCAGGGGATCTGGGACATATTCGACAGCACCAAGCAGCAGGCTCAGGCAGCCCACAAGAAGATGTACGGGTACTACTTCACCGAGGTTATGCCAGAGCCGCTGTCTACGCCGGTCGGTGTCTACGCTGGTGGCTATGCGCCCGCGATCACTGATACCATGATGAACCCAGACGGAGACCGCTTTGAGGCTGAGGAGGTTATGTCTCAGCAGTCCAATGCCGCGATGTTCCCGGGGGCAGAGAAGGGGTTCACCCAGTCTCGCGTGGAGTACAACCAGCCACTCGACCTCGACCTCACCCGCATCCCTGCACACTTTGATCGGGTCATGAAGTTCTCCTACCTTGGCCCTGCAGTCAGGCAGGCGGCGCGCTTGGTAACAAATAGGCAGTTCCGGGCCGCCATCGCCCCGGGCAGCCCTGACGTGATCGACGTCGCAGTCATTCCGTGGCTACAGCGCACAGTGCAGCAGCGGGTCACCACGCCACCGACTAGCCGTGGCTGGTCCGGGCTGTCTACGGTGGCGGCAGCCATTGATCGCCGGGTCGGTCTCCACATCATGGCAGGCAACATAGTCAACGCGGCACAGCAGATCACCGGCTTTCCGGTCGCTGCTGCGCGCATCCCTGCACGGCACTTGGCTGTTGCTGCCACCCGGTGGCGGGTCAACACCCAATCCGCGCGGGCTTACATCCTCTCGCAGTCCCCCTTTATGGAGGATCGTTTGACTGGCGGGATGAACGAGGCCAGCATCGCGCTGGAAAACATCCTGACCGAACCCGGCCTGCTGAACAAGGCGCAGAACTCGGCAATGCGCTACGGCTATTTCGCGCAACAGATCGCGCAGAACTTGGTCGACCCGACGGTATGGCTGGCAGCGGAGCGGCACGGCATGGAGGTGGTGTACCCTACCGCATATGCTGACGCGCTGGCTCGCACAGGCGATGAGGCCGCCGCAGACACCGCAGCTCTGGCGGAGGTCGTCGCCTATGCGGACAGCGTCGTGCGCGACACACAGGCTCCGCTCAGGCCCAGCGACGTCTCTGGCATCGAGGCATCCTCGCCGCTCGCCCGCCTGTTCCTCAAGTTCTACTCGTACTTCAATGCGATGGGGAACCTGCTGGTGACCGAAAAGAACATCGCGATGAACAGCGACATGGGCTGGTCAGGTCGATATGGCCGGTCCTTCTACGCCTACCTGATGATCGTCACGATCCCGACCATCGTCGCGGAAAGCATCGCGCAGCTGGCGCGCAGCGGCTTCGATGATCTGGAGGACGAAGACGAGCGCGATCAGCTGATGTTCGAGCTGCTGATCGGGTCGCAGATCAAAACCATGGCAGCGATGGTGCCTTTTGCTGGATCGGTCGTCAGCACCGCCTACGGGATCGCGGTGACCGACCAGATTTACGATGACCGCATCAGCCTGTCTGCCGGTATCGGGGTCACAGAGAGCACCTTGCAGGGCGTCATCCGCCTGATCGCAGCTGCGATAGACCCCAACACAGATGTGGAGACCCAGCGCGCAATCAAGACGACGCTCGACGCCATGGGCCTCGCGCTTGGCCTACCGACCAACTGGGCATCCAAACCGATCAGCTACGCCATCAGCGTCAAAAAAGGCGACAGCCGCCCAGAGGGGTTTGTCGACATCATCCAAGGCGCGCTCACAGGCAGAGATGGAACCGACCGATGATTGATGATATAAGGGTAGGCAAGGAGAGCTCGACATGACGATTACCGCCCAGACATCGAAGTCAGGACCGTACAACGGCAACGGTTCCACGACGGTGTTTTCTTACACCTTCAAGGTGCTCGACGAAGAGCATCTGATCGTCACGCTGCTGGCGGCTGACAAGATCACCGAGACCGTCAAGGTGCTCGGTACAGACTACACTGTGACCGGGGTCGACAACCCGAACGGTGGCCAGATCACCATGGTGGTGCCGCCTGCCACTGGCGAGGAGCTGGTCATCACCCGGGCCGTCCCGCTCGAGCAGGAGATCGATCTCGAGAACCGTCGCGCAGTCAACCCGGAGACCCTAGAAGAGGGTCTGGACCGGCTGACCCAGATTGCGCAGGATCAGCAACAGCAGCTCGACCGGTCTATCAAGGTCGACCTGTACGAGGAAGCCGATCTCGACCAGCTGGTGCTGAACATCAATAAGCTGGCACCGCTGGATCAAGAGCTGATCACCACAGCAGGGATCGCCGATGAGATCGTCACCGTGGCAGGCATCGATGCCGACGTCACGACCGTGGCTGGCATCGCAGATGATGTCAGCGCGGTGGCCGCGATCGACACCAAAGTGGTCATCGCTGCGGACAACGTGATCGACATCACGAACTTTGCCGATGTGTACTATGGCCCGAGCGCGACCGACCCGACCACCCGTAAGGACGGCGCACCGCTGCAGACCGGTGACCTGTATTACAACACCGTCGAGGATAAGTTCCGGGTGTATAGCACTGGCGGCGGCTGGCAGCCGTTTCAGACGCAGGGCGTGGCACGCACCTTCTACGTCTCGATGACCGGTGACAACACCAACAGCGGCACCTCGACAGGCGCACCTTTGGCCACCATCAATGCGGCCCTGACCAAGGCTGCAGTCGGCGGTGCATCCAACATCGTGATCGTCCATCCGGGCGAGTACGAGGTCCAGCCTGACACCGAGATCCCTGCCAACTGCGCGCTGTACGGCTATGACCTGCGGGTCACCAAGCTGAGCCTGCCGGACGGTCAGGAAGAGAACAACATGTTCTTGATGAACAGCGGCATCAAGGTTCGCGGGTTCACATTCAGCGGGCTGCAGCACGACGCGTACGACTTCGACCCAGCGACCAACAGCTTTGCCCCGCCCACCAAAGGCTGGGCTTTTGTGTTCAAGCAGGGTGCCTTGATCACTCGATCCCCCTACATTGCAGACTGCTCCCAACTCCACGGTCTGACCCAATCACAGATGGTGCTGCCGATCGATCGGGAAAATGGAAACCCGGACATGCCGCTCGGTGGTGGGAACCTGTTGGCCGACGGTTCCGTGCTCGACGCCGACAGCCCGCTCCGGTCCGTTGTCGTGGACAGTTTCACAGCGATCAACCCGAACGGCATCGGCTACGCCATCACCCGCAACGCCTTCGTGCAGCTTGTATCAGTGTTCACGAACTGGTCCCGCGTCGGTCTGTGGAGCCACCAAGGTGGGCAGGTCACCGTCGCGAACTCCAACAGCACCTTCGGCGACTATGCTCTCGCGGCTACTGGATCCCGGAACGCAATTCAGCTTGAGGGCGTCCCCAACCCCGCGAATATCACTGAGCAGGACGCGTCGGCTGGGATTATCGACAGCCAGTTTGAAAGCATCGTTGCTGACCTGATGGCGCGATACGCCACCCTTCCGGGCTGGAGCGCATCGTACGACGAGCTTGCAGAGCGCGATACGAGAACTATCCTCCGGGCGCTCGCCAACGACCTGCGGTCTGGGCAGGATCGGGCGACCCAGTATGTGATCAAGGGCTTCTTCGACTGGAATGCAAACTTTGCCTTCAACTCGGCGCTGGTTCCCATATTTTCGGCCTCTTGGGATGAGATAGAGGCTGAGCTACTGGAGCGTTTCGCCGTCCCGACCGCCAAAACAATGATCACTGAGCTAATCGGCTTCATGAAAGAAGTAGTCGCCGATGTCGCTCTCAATGGTTCGGGCAGCCAATACATCGTTGCGTTTCCATCAGTGGTTGAAGCGACTGGTCAGCAGCTTAGCTACGCCGGGTCGGGGGTCAACTACAACTCTCTGCCATACTCTCAACGCGGAACTGGCGAAGCGCCAAACCCAGCTTCGTCAATCATTGAGAATGGAGGTGGTCGGGTCTACGCCACTTTCTCGACTGAGGTGGGCGACACTTATCTCGGGAAAGACCTGCGTGTAGATTTCGAGCGCAGCACGATTGAGGGTCAAGCGTTCTCGCGCGGTGTCCAGAACATTGCACTTCCACTCATCATTGCTCTTGGAGCTTGACACATGGCCACATCAGTCATCACTACCCCCCGCCCCCCGCTCAACCTCTTCGAAGTGGTTCGCGTCGCTATCACTGACGCGATCACAGAGGTTTACGACGTTCCCGAATATCTGATCCCTGCTGACGGCCCCAACCCCGCGCAGACGATCAAGACGGCAGCGATCATCAGCAACCTAATTCTGACGAATGGGACAGCCAGCGCGATCACAGCGGCCATCTCAGTGAAAGATGCAGCGGATGTGACCCACGTCATAACTTCTGGTGAGACCATCCCGGCTTCCGGTTTCGTGAGCGTCGATCTGGACAAGCACGTCCTCGTCACGGGGGACCGTTTCCTGATCCAGTATTCTACCGGGGCCGTTGGTGTCGCCCACCTCAGCTTCGTGCTAAATCAGCGCGAGCAGTTCACGATTATCATCTAACGAGGAGCTTTCCCATGCCCATCACACTGACTGAAACCTCGCTCAATGCCTCGGTGAACAGTGTTGCCGGAACCTTTGACGGCGGCTCTGTTCAGTTCAAGGCCGGAGCGACGGTGCTTGCTGAACTCACCTTGGCCGCTGATGTGTTTCCAGCAGCCGCCTCCGGCTCAACGACCGCGACGACCACGAGTGATCCAACCCTCGGGGTGCCAGTCGTCGCAACGGGTGCCGTCACCGCAACAGGGACGTGCGACGGCTTCACCATCCTCAACAACTCGGATCAAGCCATCCTTTCGGGCACCGTCTCGGTTGTCGGCGGGGGCGGCAGTTTCGAGCTGAGCCAGACAGAGTTTTCCTCGGGCGACTTGCTGGTGATCTCGACCGTGATCTATTCTCAACCAGCCACAGGAGCCTGATAGATGGCCACCTTCGTGAACAGGGCATACGTCGAGACGGCGACCACGGGGACGGGGACAATCACGCTGGGTTCCGTGAAGGCGGGCTACCAGAGTTTCGCGGATGCTGGCGTGTCGAACGGCGACGTGGTGCGCTATGTGATCGAGGACGGCAACGAGTGGGAGATCGGGCAGGGCACTTATTCTTCCACCGGTCCGACACTCACGCGAACGGTGAGTGAAAGCAGCAACGCGGACGCAGCCCTCAACCTGTCAGGCTCGGCGGTGGTGTTCGTCACGGCGGCGGCTGCGGACATCATGAACCCGACCAATCCTGTCGTCACAGCGGGGACGATCACAGAGGATGTGCACACGCTGAGCGGCACGAGCGTTTCCTTGGAGCCTGACAACGGGTCGATCCAATCGCACACGCTGACGGGCAGCACGACCTACACTGACGGATTTTCTGCTGGTCAAGCCGTCACGTTGATGATTGACGACGGGACTACCTACGCGATCACATGGCCGACGATGACTTGGGTCAACAACGGTGGCTCTGCACCCACGCTTGCGACCACTGGCTATACGGTCATTGCGATCTGGAAGGTCGGCACAACGCTCTACGGCGCGCTGGTCGGGGACGGTTCCTGATGCTGTGGCACAAGGCTCAAGGTGCGGGCGGGACCGTTGGTGGTGGGGTTAATCCGTCATTTGACCTCTCCATTGCTCCTCCGCTGTACAGTGCGGTCTTCGCTGTCGGGGAAAAGTACGTCTACTTTACTGAGCCTGTTTACCCGAACAGTACTGACCCGAATGCTGAACGCTACCGGGTTTCGGCTATTGACGTCTCCACAGGTTCGCCGGGCGCTAAGGTCGCTGTGCTCGATCAGGTCGATGGTTCTGTTATCTCCTCTCTCAATGTGGAGATTGCTGCTTTCGTTCTAACAACGGGGGAAGAAGCTGTCGCAGCGGCGATCTATGACAGCAACGAGAATAGACAGTATCTTGCGGTCAACACCCCGGAGGAAGTGGTCAACGAGGGGGATCAGTACCTCTTAAATCTGGGAACCGGGTCCAGCAACGTCAGGAATAACGTCGCCTCCGCAGGTGAGTGGGTGGCGTATTTCAGCCACGCTAATGACCGGATTTCTGCGCGCCGCTTCCGCCTAAGTGACAATAGAGTGCAGCTAGTACAGCAAAAGAATGTCTCTGTCAGCAATATGAACTACGACCAAGGGCTGGCAATAGAGAGCACGGGAACCTATGCCTACATCACATACAATAATACGGCAATCGGGGCTTTTATCACTGCTGTAATCAATCTGAACACGGGGGCCGAGACCGACAGGCACGTGTTTTCGGCTTATCCCGGCATCGTGAACCTTTCCCAGCACGTTCGTGACGGCAAACTCTACATGTCCTCCACTAACTACGCTCATGTCTTCGACGTGTCTACACCGGGCAGCATCACGCACATCAATTCGGTGACTCTCGCCAGCACGGTATACTCCTACGCCACGGACGAAAAATTGTATGTGACGAATAGACTTAACTCGTCTTACGAGGTGTTCGACATACTTACTGGGTCGTCTGAAGGGATTGTTCCAGCTACACCGGATGGCGACTGGAAGGGTACTTTCGTCAATACCCCGGCGGACGTCAGGGGCCAGTACATCTTCATGCCCGAGAACAACACGACCAAGATTTTCGACGCGTCTGATCTGAGTAGCTTGTCGCTGGTGGGGAGCGCCGGGTACGCCAGCATTAGGATCGAAGAGATAGCTGTAAGCGCGGACGGAAACACGCTCTACGCTTTTGAAGCAGACGCTACGAACGGTCTGCTGACTTTGGCGAAGTATGACGTCACGAACAAAGCATCCCCCGCACTCCTGGGTCGGACGGGCGATCTAACTGTGAGCGAGGGGGTTTTGAACTATTACGTCGGGAAACCAGTAATTGATGGCAACCTCCTTTACACAACGCTCCAACCAACTTCTAACACGACTAGACTGTACGTGTTCGACGTCAGCGGCAGCACTCCGACAGTTGTGGGGAGCGTCGATTTTCCGTCCACGCAACTCTACGCCGACCAAGTGCTGAAGTACGGAAACTCTGTGTTTGCCTTCGGATACAGATATGCTTGGGAAGTTGACGTCACGAACCCCGCTAGTCCCTCGCACCTCACTACAAATACGTCCGAGTGCAGCGCGGTCCTGCTCGATGGAGACTATCTTTACACCGTTTCTACCTCGAACGGAGCTGGTTCTGGTGGGGTCTACTTCGAGGTCTACGATCTGGCGGGCCGCACTCCGGGAAGTGCGCTGTCACCAATCGCATCTCTCTATACCGGAGTTACTGTGTACAGCATACAAATTCCGGTTGCCTACTGCATAACCAAGGTCGGCGACGAGGTATTCACCACAATACCGAACAGCTACGAGTGCGCGATGCTTAGAGTTGACGTGTCTACCCCCAGCGCGCCAGCCTTCGTATACGCGTCTGGGACCAACTCCTACGGTCGCTCAGCATTCAATACGTCGGGGGTGGCTAGGACATTCCTCCTGCACCCAGACGGTGAGACGTTCACAACACTGGGCGCTCAAGGTTTCGGCGCAGCGAAGTGGAACCGGGTGACAGGTCTGGTTGATCAGTCCGTCATCGACACGGGGGCTCTTGGGCTGGAGCCGAGAGCCTTCGCAAACTCCACGAAACTGATTACACTTTCGTGGTCCGGCAGGATCAGCATAGGAGACTTGTAGATGCACGTGAGAGTAACAAACGGCCATCCCGAGAATTACACAATCGGGCAACTGCGTCGTGATAACCCGAATACCTCGTTCCCGAAGACGATCCCAGATGCTTTGCTCGCCGAGTATCGGATTTATCCGGTGACAGTTCTACCCCAGCCAACTACGGCAGAGTGGGAGGTGGCTACGCGCACTGATCTGCCGACGCTGGTTGACGGTATCTGGACCCTCGGCTGGACGGTTACACAGGTTCCAGAAGAGAAGGTGGAGCGGTCTGTTCGGGATCGGCGTGACAGGCTGCTCAGCCAAACTGACTGGATGGCCCTGACCGATAACACGATGACCCAGCCGTGGGCTGACTATCGTCAAGCCCTGCGGAATGTGACTGACCAAGCTGGGTTCCCTTACAATGTAACTTGGCCGACGAAGCCGGAGTAAGTTAGATGCTTGGGTTCAGACCGCTTGCTGATGCACCGACCGGGGGTTCCGCTGCGGACCCCACGATCATCTACGCCGACGGCGATCTGATCGCGGCGGGTCACACCTTTGCTGGTACGACTTCATCAACCGACACGATCTACGCCGACGGCGACCTGAGTGCTGCGGGTCACACCTTTGCTGGTACGACTTCATTAACCAACACGATCTACGCCGACGGCGACCTGAGTGCTGCGGGTCACGTGCTAGGTGCCGCAGGGTCTATCTCGGAAGTGGTCTACGCCGACGGCGATCTGAGCGCGGCGGGGTCTGCGCTCTTCGGTTCGGACTTGTTCCGCCGCGAGATTGTATCACCGCGCCCACCGCTGAACCTGTTCGAGCGTACTTACAGGTCCACTGATGTTCGGGTTCTTGGTGGGTGGACCTACATCATGCAGCCTCCGACGTACTTGGTTCCAGATGAACTCTCTGCCGGTGTGTTTTCTGAGCGTGAAGTTCGGTATATTCTCACCGCCCTGTCCTTTCATGGCGACCCCGCAGACGTCTCGATTAAGATCGTCAACTTCGACGACCGCACGAGCAGGACGCTGGTGGAAAACCTGTTCGTACTAAGTGGATCAAGGTACACCTTTCCGGCAGCGCGATTTGTAATGAAGAGCCAAGATGCGTTGTTCGTCAAAGCCACACCCGGAGCTGAACTGACAGTCTCGGTCCACTACGTCGCGAACCAGAGAGAGGTATTCTGATGGGTCCGCTCTGGGAAGCAACGCGCGATCTGCACCACAAGGCTGAGGGCCACCCCCTCGCCAAGCGGATGGTCGACGGTTCGATCACTGCGCAGGATTGGTGCGACTGGCTGCACGCCCACTGGGTCATCCAGCAGGCCATCGACCCGCATCTGCCCGCCCACGTCCGCCGCACGGACGCGCTGGCGCAAGATTTGCTTGAACTGTTGCCGGTGTTCCCGGCGCTGTCTCCGGCAGCTTCCGGCTTCGCGCGGTCGCTAACGGATCCGGTCTCGATCTTCGGGACTGCCTACCTGCTCATCGGCGCTCACCGGCGCGGCGGACGGGTCATCGAGAAGGCCATGCAGGATCACGGGGTTTCGCTACCGGCCAACCACATCAAATTCGACCAACCCCAAGAAGCGGAGCTGTTCGTCAAGAGGCTGCGGGACATCCCGCACATCGCCGACGGCGCAAGACGAGCCTTTCAAGCTCTGTTCGACGTCATGGAAGAGATCGAAGGCAGAGAGGGCCGCTAAACATGGAATTGACACTCGTCTGGAGCGGCTTGCTCACCTTCTTCTTTGGCCTTCTCAGCTGGGTGTTGCGAACCTACGTCTCAGAGTTGCAGCGGGTGACGATCCTGCTCAATCGCACACGCGAAGAGCTGGCCAAGGAGTACGTCACCAAGGGCGAAGCCCACGCCGACATCAACCGCGTCATGAACCGGCTGGAGGCGCTGGACAGCAAGCTCGACCGGCTACTGGAAAGCAGAGCACAAGGGAGAGATAAAGTATGACCAAGCTAGCCTATGACCTAGCCCGAGCGGACATCGGCACCAAGGAATGGAAGAACGGCCACAACCCGAAGGTCGTGCAGTACTTCGCCGACGTCGGCCACAGCTGGGTGAAGGATGACGAGACCGCATGGTGCGCCGCATTCGTAGGTGCCATGCTCAAGCGCGCAGGCATGCCTCAGACCGGCAAGCTGGCCGCCAGATCCTACCTCGAGTGGGGCGAGCGCGTCGACCTCGACGAGGCCCAGCCCGGCGACATCGTCGTGTTCTGGCGCGGGTCGCGCGACAGCTGGCAGGGTCACGTCGGGTTCTACGTCAGCCGTGACGGCGACGGCATCCAAGTTCTGGGTGGCAACCAAGCCAACCGCGTCGGCATCGAAACCTATTCTGGCGACCGCCTGCTGGGCGTTCGCAAAGCCCCCGGCACCCAAGCACCCACATCGGTGCGTGTGGCCGCCACAGCGCCACGTCAGAGCCCGACACAGTCCAAGACAGTTCAGGGTAGCGTAGGCCAGCTGGTGGCCGCTGTGCTGGGCGGTGTAGGCTCTCTGGCTGCCCTCGACGGTCAGGCCCAGATGGTGGCCATGATCGTCTTTGCCGTGGTCGGGCTGCTGGCTGCGTGGATCATGCGCGAGCGCCTGCGCAAATGGTCCGAGGGCGACCGGTGATCCTGTCCCGGGTCAAGCTCTGGCTGGCTGCCGCTGGTGCGGCCATCATCGCGCTGGTGACCATGTACCTCAAAGGCCGACGGGATGCCGCAGAGATTGCCCGCCTGCGCGAGCTGGAGGGCTACAAGGAAACGAGGGAGCGCATCGATGATGCTGAGATCCATGGTAATGATCCCGCTGCTGCTCGTGAGTGGCTGCAGCATTACGCCGATCAGGAACGCGGACGCGATCTGTGACGGCACGAGAAAAGCCCGCGCCGATCTGGCGCAGGCTTTAGTTGCGGATGGTGGTGATCAATCTGTGCTGGCGGGTCAGGTGCTGCTGTCTCAGCTGCAGGGTGCCTGCCTCTAATCGATCAGGCCTTGGCGCTTCCACCGGATGCGCAGCCGATCAACCGCATACCAGAACGCATCCCGATCTTTGTCTGGCACATAGACCGACAGGCGCACCAGCCCCTTGTCCAACTGCCGCTGGTGATATGACCGCTGCGCTTTGATGTGGCTGCTGGGGTTTTCTTGCTTAGGTACTGGCATCTGTGTTCTCCTTCGGTCGGTCATCTGTGCCTATGCCACGCCGCTCGTATGCCATCAGGAACGCGATGCAGCATGACGCATGCCACAGGTGTGACACGCCAGTCTCTGGGTCGAGGTCTTCACCGCGCCACCACGCCCACATGTGGCGCATGAGCGCCGAGAACGGGCGGTGCCATGCCATGCCCAGCTCCCAGTTCCGCTCGCTGTACTTTCGGGCCCCGAAGTCGAGCACTGCCGCCGTGCCCTCGAGGAGCTCCGGCGGCAGCAGGTGCATCGGCACCTTGTGCTGATCGTGCTTGATGCCCTCGCTCACAGCGCGTCCTCGATGATGTTGGTGATCTCCGCGTCGACGGTCAGCTCGCGGATCTGGTTGAGCACAAGACGCAGATCCTGAACCCGGCCCTCGAGCGCGTCGATATCCTGCTGGTAACCGCGCTCGATCTCACGGCGTTCATCGCGGTACTCGATCGCGCAATGCTCGGCCTCGTGGAGCTTGTCCTCGAGCATGTCGAAGACAAAGCCAAGGTCAGGGTAGCGGGCGCGCAGGCCGTCGAGATCGGGGCGGTCGGTGCCGCTGGCGAGGTCGATCTGGGCGATGGCAAGGGTGGCGTCGAAAGGCATGGTGGTCTCCTCAGATGTGGTTGATGCATTCGGGGCCGAAGCCCGCTTCGATGGATGCCGGGTCGGTCAGGGCCCGACCGCAGCGGGCGCAGCGGCCCTCGTGCCAGATCTCGAGCTGCTCAGGCATCTTGCCTGCCGAGAACTGACGCAGCGCCCAGTCCAGCCCGAGGAACGCAGGGTGGCTGGGGTTGCCCTTGCGGCCCGGGATCAGGGCGTTGCCGTTCTTGGTGAAGCCAAGGTACTCGTAGTCCTGCTCGTTGTTCTGGCCGACCAGCAGGCTGGCAAAGAACACGTCGTCGGTGTCCTTGGCCTTCGACACGCGGTAGGTGTAGCGCTTGCCGGTCTGCTTGGACACGAGCGTGAAGCGTGCGCGACCGCCCAGAACAAACTGCTGGGCGTCGGCGGCGGTGGCGATCAGGTGCGGATGGGTCATGGTCAAGGTCTCCTGTGGTGTGTGTGCCCATGATATAAGATGCTGATCAGCATCGGTCAAGGGCTACACCTCCTCATCTTCTAGCTCACCCCAGCTGGGACCGGTGCCGCCCTCGACCAGTGCGTCGGTCGGCGCGCCCGGAAAGATGTCTAGGTAGCCAGCCACCATGTCCTTTTTCATCCACTGCAGCGCCTCGGGTGCATCCTCGATGTAGGCCTCATCGATCAAGGCGTCGTGGATGGTCGCAGCCATCCGGGTGCCCATATGCTTGCCGTGATCGGCGGCCTCCTCGAGGCGTGCCCGGTGGCGAATGATCGCCCGGGCCATGACCGACAGCGCGGCGCGCTGCACTGGATAGTTTGCGCACTTGGGCAGGGCAGGCCTCTTGCCCATATAGATCGTGCCGCCGTCCACCATTGGCAGGAACCCAGCCCCATCCCCAAGCGCGTGGTTCATCATCGTGTTGCGCAGGCCGAATGCCTTGGGGTAGCGGTCGGCCCAGAAGTCAATCAGCTCCAGTGCCCGGGTGATCGAGGTGCGCAGCGTTCCCGACAGGCCAAGCGACCCTGACCCGTAGATGATGCCGAACGATACGCCCTTGGCCTTCGATCGGATCTCTTTGCCCTCGGGTGTCTTCTTGTCGATCTTGTACCCGGCCATGTACGAGCCGACCTCGCTGTGCAGGTCGCCATGCACGCAGTCGTACAGCAGCTGGTCATCCTCGCTCAGCAGCGCCAGCACCTTAAGCTCGATGCCGCTGTAGTCGAGCGACACCAGCCGCTTCTTTGGCGGCGCAATGAAGGACAGGCGCACGCTGGTGTGCTCGCCCAGCAGCTCGCGATCTCGGGGGAACTGCTGCGCGTTCGGCGAGCTCGAGCTGAACCGGCCGGTGACGGCGCGCGAGATGTTGTAGCTGGGGTGCAGGCGGCCGTCGGATGCTCCCTGTGCCATGTTGATCAGCTTGTCGCCGAAGTTCGACAGGTACTGGTTGATGGTGGTCAGGTCTGCGATGTTGAACAGCACCTCGGCCAGCGGCCCTTCGCCACCTGCGAGCGCAGCCATCTCCTTGCAGGTCGAGGTCTTGCTCTCAAGCTGCCCTGCCTTTTCTGTGCGCGGCCAGTGGGCGAGGTATTCGTCAGGCAGGATCTGGCCAAAGTAATCCGACCACTGCTTCGGCGACCGCAGGTTCTCGACCTCACCCTCGCTGACGAACTGGCGGATGTTGGCCTCGAACACCACCCGCTTGGCCTCCCAGCTGGCCACCAGATCCCGGTGCCGGGCTTGGTCAAGCAGCAGGCCGGTCTCGCGCATCTCGTGGACCGGTACGATCAGCGCGTCAAACATCGCCTGTGCCTCGCGGGCAGGCGGGTATTCATCCAGCTTGGCCTGCCAGTGCTGCCATAGCTTCCACGTCCACAGGGCGTCGTCTGCGGCGTACCTGAGCTGCTCTGCTGTCAGCTTCTTGGCCCCCCAGTTCGACACCTGCTGATCCTTTGGCATCTCGTGCTTGAGGTCGACCTTCAACATCTGGGCCAGCGACATCTGATCGCCACCCATGCGGGCACGCCGGGTGTGTGCCACCTCGATGACCTTGACGTGCGGCGCGTCGGCCGCGTCGAACCACTGGTATTCGAACCCGGCATTGAACGCGATCCATGTGCCGGCCTCGAACCACTCGGCATACGGCGCGAACGATCCGCCCTCGAGCGCCCAGAAGTCGATGACCGCCCAGACATCGTCGTTGCAGATCTGCGCCAGCCTGACCTCGCTCTCCTGCGGGCGCAGGCCTGTGGTCTCGAAGTCAAGCGCGGCGTGTCCGGTGCCAATCAGGTCGAGCAGATCGTTCAGCTCGTCCTCGGTCGTAATCATCTGGTATTCCATGTGTGCCCCCCGTGGTGTGGAGAGGCGGGCCCGAAGGCCCGCCCCGTTGTCAAGTGCGGCGTGCGCGCCGGGTGCGTACCGGCTTGACCTCTTCCGGCTCAGGTTCGGGCTCGGGCTCGGGCTCGGCGATCGTCCCGGGCGCTGCCTCGGCTCCGGCAGCCAGCATCGCGGCTGCCTCTTCCTCGGTGATCCACTCGTCGATGTCTAACTTCGGCTTAAAGTTCCACTCGCCCTTCGCTTGGAACTTTTCGCGGGTGAAGTAGAACAGCGGGAAGTTCGGCTCGCCCCGCATGGTGCGCTCGGCGATCTCATTGAACAGATCACCCACCGCGTTCTTGCCCGAGGTGCTGTTGGTGCTGAACTGGTACTGCACCGTCTCCGACATGAAGCCGAAGCCCAGCATCGACTGCCAGCCGTCCTGCTGCCGGGGGTACGGGCCTTTGGCCTCGAGATCGCGCTCAGCGATCGCCAGCTCGGGCTGGTAGATCGACCACTGATGGCGAGCCACCGGCTTGTTGTCTTTCCAGCATATCCAGCCACGGAAGGCGGAGCGCGGCTCCATCAGGAAGACCTCGTCCTGCGGGAGGTCACCACGCTCACGACCGTAAGTGATGGCCCCGGTCTTTCCAGAGAATGAGACGTACTCCACGCCGTCGCTGGCAGAGCCTGTGCTCTCCTCGGCACCGGCAGAGGCAAGGGCCTTGGCCATTGCGTCCTTGTCCAGCGTCGGGAGGTTTCCGCCTTTGGCGTATGTTGCGAGAGATGTAGACATGTTGTGCTCCTTTTCTACGTTGCACATTTCAACAGAGGCTGTCTTGGCCTCACTCCACGGTCAGCCTTTCGCTTGGCTTTCCCGTGCTCATGAAGGGGCTGAGGTCAATCCCGGCCTTCTCCATTGTCTTCCAGTCGTATGACCTGCGGCCTGCGACGATTGTCATGCTGACCCGGTGGTTCCCGACGATCAGCTCCTTGGCGTTGCGGGACAGCAACTCAGCCTTGATGGTCTCAGCAGCGTTGTCCTTGCGGGCCTTGGCTTCTGCCTCCTCTCCCTTGGCCAGCACATAGGCCTGCACCGCGCTGTCGAACCCAGATCCACGGTTGCCCCGGGTGACGTGGGCTTCGCCCTCTACCTCGATGCCGCACTGTTCCGCGAAGGGGCAGCCGCCATACTTCTTGCACTCTCCACTGCGCTTGCCTTCGCGGTCGAGGCGGTCAGCGCCCTTGGCGTTGAGCATCTTCTTAGCTCGCGGTGCCATGCGGTCGAGGATGTCACGGTCGCGCGGCACGTCGAACTCTAGGATGTCGTTGTAGTTCGACGCGTCCATGTAAATCAGCTTGCCAGAGATCGGGTGCGGGAAGTCATCGCCCTGCAGGTTGGCGATCTCCATGCCGATCTGCAGCTGCGTGATGTGGTCAGCCCGGGGCAAATAGTTTCGGTTGGTGCGCGGGTCGATTGTCTTGAACTCCATCCCCACCCAGCCCTGATCGGTCGCCATGTACCCGTCCGGTGTGGCTGAGATCCGGTGCTCTTCGCTGATGATCGAGACCTGATCAGCGCCGCAGTACATAAGGTCTGCGCCCGACGCCATCAGGCAATCCACGAGATAGAGCTCGCCCTGCTTACCGCGCCGTGCGAAGCCCCAATCCTGCTCCACGGCCGGGAGGTGGCGCTCGAACCACTGCTTGCGGATGCAGCTCTCTGCGCTCGAGGCGTTCATATACTTCGAGCGGTCGATGCTGAAGCCCTCGTCGTCGTCCAGCGCCTGTGCGCCACCCAGTATCAGATCCTTGATCATTGGTTGCCCTCCTCGGCTGCGCGCATGGCGTACTCAGCCAGCGCATTGGTGGTACGCTCGTTCTTGGCAACGACGTCGCTGTAGCGTGCGTAGTTTTCTTTGGCGCTTTCCTTCACACCCTGCAGCGTTTTCTCGGTGCGGCTCATCATGCGGATGCAGGACCACAGCACCTCGGATGCGGCGTCGGTCGGGTTGGTGGGCGTGCCGCTCTCGCGGAACGATGGGTAAAGCTCGACCATCCGGTCAAAGGCCTCTGGGCCGATGATGTCGATGATGGTGGGTGCAGGCCGGTGGGCCTGCAGGTTGTCGATCTCGGCGCGGAGCTTGGCGTTCTGCGCCTCGAGCTCTGCGATCTGTAGTTCTAGCTGCTGCTGTTTCATTGTGCTGCCTCCTGATGGGCGTTTGCGGTTGCGGTGTGGGCGCGGCGCTTGGCGGATGAGATCCGGTGCACTGCGGTGGATAGTTTGTTTTCTACGAACAGAGTGTCGACGTGGACCGGCTTGCCCTGACCCATCCGGTGCAGGCGGGCGTAGAACTGATCCATCACGGCCGGTGACCAATCCTCCTCGACCACGACGATGGAGTTGCCACCACGCTGCAGGTTGAGGCTGACGCCCATTGCGCCGATCTGCCCGACCAGCACGTCCAGCTCGCCCTCGTTAAACTGGCGCTGCAACTCCGTCTTCTTGGCTGCCGGGGTGCGTCCGTCCAGCTGAGCGACCCGGAGCTTCTTGGCCTTGAGGGCCTCAACCAGACCGTCGATGACCTCGCGATGCCACGCACCAACAAGGATCGCACCCTGCTCTGCGTCGGCACGCTGCCAGATGAAATCGGCAGCAGCTGGGACCATTGAGACACCGAGCTCACGGCGCATGGTGGCGAGGTTCTCGTCGTTGGACGACAGCTGCTTCTCGATCTCGGCCATGGTCATCTTGTCAATCGCACGATTTATTGCGGCGACGCCCGACACTTCGACTGCCAGCCGGGTATGTGTGAGTGAGGGCATGCTCTCCCACACGTCGTCCAGCGTGCGGCGGGTCGCGCACTCTGCAAGAAGTGCTCCAAGTTCGTCCAGATTGCGCGACCCGACAGTCATGATCACCGGGCGAAATGCACCCGGGAACTGCCGCTTCTGGGTGATGCAGTAGCGCAGGTTGAACCGCTCAATGCTCAACGACCCGATCCGCTGCTTGATCTCCTGCGGCGCTGCGCGAAACAGGAACGGGATCAGGTCGTCTGCCCAGCGGGTCATCGGCGAGCCAGTCAGGAACCAGCTGTGCTTGAACGCCTCGACCATGCCACCGCGACCGAGGATCGCTTTGGTGCGCTTGGCTTTGGTGCTCTTCAAGGCGTGGCTCTCATCACAGATCAGGGCGGAGCGCATGCCGTTCAGCGGACCGCGTGCCCACGCCATCAGCTCGTGTTGGCGCTTGGTGGCGATCTCGTACGAGCAGATCAGGATGTCTGCCTTGGGGTCGATCTCGGTCGAGCCCTTGGCGATGATCTGCGGCGTGCATTCCATGTGATCGGCTGCCTCGGCTGCCCACATGCGGAGCGAGATCGGCGGGCCGATGATCACGGTGCGCAGAACCTCTGCGACGATCAGCGCCTCCAGCGCTGTGCGGGTTTTGCCAGTGCCCATGCCGTTAAAGCACCCGGCGATCTTGCGGCTGGCGAGGAACTTGGCGTCCTCGATTTGGTGTGGGAGCAGTTTCATGTGGTGTGTGTGTCCTACTTCGCTACGTCATACGGCACCCAGTGGGGTACATGTCGCATCATATGATGCTGATTGGCGGCCCGTCAAGCGGTGATCGGGCCGACCGGTTCGTCTTTCTGGTTCTGGTATTTCCCGTCGCCATAATCTGCTGGCTCCTCGAGGTGGTGGAACAGCACCTGAGCGATGCCGACACCGGCAGGGATGTGGATCTCGCCCTGCCCGTGGTACACCAGCTCGAGGGTCAGCCACCCAAACCATCCGGGCTCGATCACCGTATTGAATACAGACAGGCCGCGCCGAGCCCATGTGCTCTTGTCGTGCACAACCGCTGCTAAGGTCTTTGGCATCTGGAAGCGCTCGATGGTGCTGGCCAGCGCGAAGCGGTTGCTCTCGCTCAGCAGCATCTCCTGCTTGATGCGGATGTCGTAACCCGCCTCGGTCAAACCATAGCTGACGCCGTGCTCACGCGCCTTGTGGTCGATCATGTCTTCAATCGGTGCCGAGTGCAGCAGGCCCATGCCGTTCGTGATCATGCCTGCATTCCCTTGGCGCTGGCAAGATACCAGCCACTGCGCATGATCACCATGTCGGCGTCGTCTAGCTCGATCAGCGCGTCCTGCACCGCTCGCTCATTCTCGCCGACTGCCTGCGCGATGTCGATCACCTTGGATGCGATCTCGATGTCGCGCAGGTGCGCCATGATTTTATTCTCTACGCCCATTGTTCTTTGCCCTCACAGCAATGTAGTGGAAGTGCTTGGGCTTGTCGGCCCGCTTACGGACCAACAGTACCAGACCGGCGTCAGCTGCGTCCATAGCCTGACGGCAGGCAGTGCCCGCAGCGTACTGCCCTGTGTGATATATGATCTTCGATCCGGGCATGGCGCTGCGCGCCCACGCGTCAAAGGGTCCGGTCAGTGCACGCAGCTCAGCCATTACTTGTATTCCTCACGAACATGATGTCAGTGATCTCGCGCAGCACGATGCGATGGGCGGCGTCGACACGGGGGTACATGCCCTCGAGCTTAAGCGTGTGATAGGCGGCGAGGCCGTTCATCAGGTCGCTCTCTTTGGTTTCGTGGCCGCGCTCGGCCAGCGCGATGGCGAAGTTGTGGCCCAGCTCGCGGAGCTCGGCGAAGGCGTTGTCTTGGCTGATCATCGATGTGCCGCCGTCGACATTCTTGTACATGGTCAGTTTCATGGTGTTGTCTCCTGTGGTGTGGTGGGTGGCCCCGGCTTACGCCGAAGCCTTCTTGACTGCGTTGCGCTCGGCGCGGACGATGACTTTGTCGGCGTAGGCCTCTGCCTCGACCAGCGTCTTGAACCGCTTGTAGCTGGCGGTAGGCAGAGCGCCGAACTTGACGCCGTCGCGCAGGCCCTGCGGATAGACGATGAAGCTCTCGTCAAGCAGCAGGTCAAGGCTGCTCAGTTCGCCAAGCGTATAGCTGTCGGCGTCGATGACGTGGACCTCGCGGTCGATGTAGTAGGCGTGGCCGATCTCGCGGCCCTTGGCGTCGAAGAGGCCGAAGGCTGCAGAGTGGCGGCGAACCTGTTCGCGGTCGGTGCGATCGATGCGGGCGTACTGGGTGCCACGGCTCTCGAAGCGGGCGGCGAGTGGGATCTGGTCGAAGGTCATGGTCGGCTCCGTGTGGTGTGTCTCGATGAACCATATATAAGATGCTGATCAGCAGCTGACAAGGGGGTGCGTGAAAATTTTTTCGCGGATTGACCAGAGCATGGTGCCACGCCTATGCTGGAGGTCCAAGAAAAAAGGCCCAGCCGGGTGAGCGGCGGGGCCAATTCAGGGAGGTTTCTTGCACGAGCACTCCCGGCGGTATCTCCAATGCCACCATATCTCGTGCATTAGCCTTCCGTCAACACTAGATGGAGTACTACATGTCTGATTTAAGAGATGCAGCGGTTGCGCTGGCAGAGGACGGCTTCTGGGTTTTCCCGTGCCGAGCAGGCACCAAGATCCCGGCGGTCAAGGGATACCTCGACGCCCGGATGACGACCGAAGAGGTGGCGAGCTGGTGGGACCGGCACCCGAATGACAACATCGGGATGAACCCCGAGGCCAACCGCCTCGTGGTTCTGGACCTCGATCTGTACAAAGACGAGTGCAACTGGGACCGCGAGATCTCGGACACCATGTCTGTGTTCAGCGCGAGCGGCGGCGAGCATCATTACTTTGAGGACGGCGGCCAGCGGTTCCCGGGCAAGTTCAACGGGTACAAGGGCGTCGACATCAAGCACCGTGGCGTGGTGGTCCTGCCGCCCAGCCGGTTCGAGAACGGCCAGTACAAGTGGAGCATTGACGAGGCACCTGCAGATCTGCCCAGTTGGATGCCGACGCGGGCAGCGGTCAAGGTCGACCCCATGGCAGCTGCGCTGCTGGCGGCCGTCCGTGGATCGGATGTGCCGCGCCTGATCGAGACCGTCAAGGCTGCGGAGAACACGATCAGCGACAGGGCGGCGTGGCTGGCGGTCGGGCATGGGCTGCACTACGAGGCGCACGGCACGCCGCATGAGGAGGCTGCGCGCGACGCGTGGATCCAGTGGTGCAGGCGCTGGGATGGCAGCGACGACGCCGACACGCTTGAGGTCGCGGCCATCAAGATGTGGGACTGCGCGGCTGACCCGTCCGAGGTGCTGGCCAGCGGTCGCAAACCCATGACGGGCGGCAGCGTCATGCATTACCTGAAACCAAAGCCTGCGGCCCTGCCAATGGCGTCCCTCGACGACGGGGAGTATGTCTCCATCGATGGCAACGCGCTGCTGCAGGCGCAGCTGCCAGACATCGACTGGCTGATCGACGACATGATCCCGGCCGGTGACCTGATCTCCATCGCAGGCCCCAGCGGCGTGGGCAAGACGCGCTACATTGCGCTGCTGATCGCCTGCCTGCTGACCGGGCGCACCGACGTCATGGGCCTGCCAGCAGCCAACAAGCCGATCTCGACCCTGTACTTCGCGAACGAGGAGAAGGGCGAGGATCTGCAGCGCAGGATCAAGGCAGCCATGCACGCCAATGGTCTGGTCGGTGGGCGCAGGTCATGGGTGCGGGGCAAGGACGCCGGGCGCATCCGGTTCCTGACGCAGGATCAGGGAATGATGGTCCCCAACCTCGAGCTGCTCGACCAGATCGTCGCCAAGGTGAAGAAGGACGACATCGAGCTGGTGATCTTCGACCCGTTCAACACGCTGGGCGGCGAGGAAGAGAACAGCGCGGCCAGCGTCGATCAGATCATCAGCTGCTTCCAGTACATCGCGCAGCACACCGGCGCTGCGATCATGTTCATCCACCACACCCCCAAGGATCGGGCAGAGGCACCAGATGCCCTGAGCGGCGACAGCAACGCGTGGCGGGGCAGCGGCGCGATCTTCTCGGCACTGGATGAGGGCTTCACGCTGTTCCCCTACCTGCCACCCGCCTGCCGGGTCGGCAAGAACGCCAAGGACAATCGGCGCAAGCTGTTCCAGATGCAGCGCGACGGAAACCTCGACCGGTTCATCGTGACTGAGCATGCCAAGCAGCGCGAGGGACAGACGCTCCCAGCGACCACATACAAGTTCGTGTCACACCCGGTGAAGACCGGCGGCAAGCCCATCGGTGCGCTGCAGTGGGTGCCTCTGGCAGACGCAGAGCAGGAGCTCGAGGATGCCGTCAACGGCGTCACGGCGCTGGCTGATGCTGGGCAGCGGGTGGCGTGGGCAAGCGCTCTGGTGTCGATGCTGGGCGAGGGCGAGCACTTTGTGACCCTGACCGCCATCGACCAGTTCTTCCGCGAGAACCGCGTCGAGCACTGGGACCATGACGGCAAGGACAAGATCCTGCGCAGCCGTGGGAGGGGCATGAAACTGCTCGAGGTGCTGGCGTCGCAGACCCGCGCGGTGAACCATTTCGTGGCGCTGGCTTGGGACGAAAATCGGTCGCCGACGAAGCGGCTGAATGTCTTGATCCGGGTCAGCATCTGAGGTGCAAGGTGCAAGAGGTGCATGCACCTCGTTCCAATGAAAGGTAATGAAATCAATGGCTTACATGTGTTTAGGTTTTGCACCTCTGCACCAAGAAAACGCAATAAAATCAATGCGTTATTTAGGTGCAAATGCTGCCCCCCTAAAGGGGGGCCTTACGGTTTGCACCTTAGGCCCACTTTGGGGCGGCTTGCAGGTGTTCCGATCGATCAAGTTCGAGGGTCAAAAAATACAAAGACCTCGGTCGATCTGGGGGAGGAGTTTCCATCTCGACCGAGGTCTTCGGAGCTGTTAAGCTCTGCCCACACCACATGAGCAAGGGGATGATAGCATGAGCAGTATTCGTATTCTAGGGGTCGATCCCGGACAGACCGGGGGGCTCGCCATCGTGCAGAACGGTCGGTTGGTCAAGGGCACGCGGATGCCCGTGGTTGAGCTGCGCGGCAAGAAGCAGGTCGATGCCCGGGCGGTCGTCGAGTGGTGGGGCGACTGCCTGATGCCGTTTGATGTGGCGGTGATCGAGGCGGTGCACGCGATGCCAAAGCAGGGCGTCAGCTCGAGCTTCCAGTTCGGGCGGATGCTGGGCGGCATCGAGAGCTTGGTGTTCAGCGTCGGCGCTCCGGTGCACTACGTCACGCCTGCCGTTTGGAAGAAGGCGATGGGCCTGAACCGGGACAAGCAGGCCAGCATCGACGCCGCCAAGATCCGGTTCGGTGCAGGCGTCGATCAGCTGCTGAAGCGCAAGGCCGACGACGGGGTTGCCGAGGCGGCCCTGATTGCGGCATACTGGGCAGAACTGTAAAGAGGAGGCCGCCTGCTGATGGCTGCAAAGAAGGGTACGATCCCGCCCAACGCCGGGCAGGGCAGGCGGCGCGGATCAAAGAACAAGACGACGGTCCTGCTCAAGGAGGCAATCGAGGAGAGCTTCGCCAACGTGGGCGGTGCCGAGTACCTGACGCTGATGGCGACGGTCGAGCCGAGGGCGTACCTGACGCTGTTGGCAAAGGTGCTGCCGTCGAAGATCGAGGCAGACATCAACGTCTTCCAAGGGACACAGCTGGTCGAGAGGTTGCAGCAGGGGCGCACGCTGGCGTCGAAGCTGCTGGGGGATAGCCATGACGAACACCGCGTACACTAGCAAGCCACATTGCTGGGGCTCGGCTCTGCCGGGTCAGGGCTCAGAACAAATCTGCACCAGCTGCGGGGCGCGCCAGTCAGCAGCACCAGAGCAGTGCCCAGGAGGTCACCCTGCGGCGATCACCGAGACGGTGCACGATTATGACCCGCTTGCATAACACCATCACCCTCGACGTCCCTGAGATCGACGAGGGCGTCATGAGGATCGAGACAAACGACGGTGGCGGCCATCCGGTACTTTTGTTTGAGCCAGCTGACGCGGACTACTTGCTGGTCTTCAACTGGGGCACAGGTCGATACGAGCCACCCGTGGAGGTAATCACCCAATGGCCGACCTAGCCACCGCCAACAAGCAGATCGCAGACGAGATGGCGGCCTGCTACGCCGATCCGCTGCGTCATGTGCTGATCAGCTACCCGTGGGGCACCGGCCAGCTCAAGGGCAGGGCTGGACCGCAGGACTGGCAACAGCAGCTGCTGACCGAGGTCGGGAACGAGGTGCTGGCGCGCGGCTTCGATGGCATGAGCCCGGTCGCTCCGCTGCAGTTCAGCACCGCCTCAGGTCACGGCATCGGCAAGTCTGCCATCGTGGCGTGGCTGATCCGGTGGATCATGGACACCCGGCCGTTCGCCAAGGGCGTGGTCACAGCCAACACCGGCGAGCAGCTGCGAACCAAGACGTGGTCGGAGCTGGCCAAGTGGCACGGCATGGGGCTGACGCATCACTGGTACGAGCTCAACAGCGGCAGCGGGTCGCTGAACATGTACCACAAAGACTTCCGCGAGACGTGGCGCGTCGACGCCCTGACCAGCCGTGAGGAGAACAGCGAGGCCTTCGCCGGGCTGCACGCTGCCAACAGCACGCCGTTCTACATCTTCGACGAGGCGTCGGCCGTGCCCGACCGGATCTACGAGGTGCGAGAGGGCGGCCTGACCGACGGCGAGCCCATGACGTTCGACTTCGGAAACCCGACGCGGAACAGCGGCCGCTTCTACCAGAACATGCTCGGCAGGTTTCGCAACAACTACATCCGGCGGTTCATCGACAGCCGAACCGTCGAGCAGACCAACAAGGAGCTATTCGATCAATGGGCAAAGGACTATGGCGAGGACAGCGACTTCTTCAAGGTGCGCGTCAGGGGCATGTTCCCGGATGCTGGATCTCTGCAGTTCATCAGCGTCGGAGACGTCGAGAAGTGCATCGAGCAAGAGGTGTTCGTCGGTCCCAGTGAGCCTCTGGTCATGGGTGTGGATGTCGCCCGGTTTGGTGACGACAGCAGCGTGATCTGGATGCGGCAGGGCCGGGACGCTGAGAGCCAAGGCATGTACGTCTATCAGCAGATCGACACCATGACGCTGGCAGCTGAGGTCTCACGCATCGCCAACGAGAAGAACCCGGACGCGATCATGGTCGACGGTGGCGGCGTGGGTGGACCGGTGGTTGATCGCCTGCGCCAGCTCGGTCACGATGTGATTGAGATTAACTTCGGGGCCAAGGCCACACAGCGCGGCTACGCAAACATGAGGGCCCAGATGTGGGGCAACATGCGCGACGCCATCAAGGTAGGCATCAGGCTGCCTGATGACGAGGATCTCAAGACGGACCTGACCGGCGTCGAGTACGGCTACAACATCCGCAACGAGATCCAGCTGGAGCGCAAAGAGGACATGAAGAAGCGCGGGCTTAGTAGCCCTGACATGGCCGATGCCCTCGCCCTGACATATGCTCTGCCGGTTCATCAGTCCTCCCGGGCCGGGTACGACGGTGCAAACTATCAGCAGGCAAAGCACGAGTATGACCCCTTCTGATGCTGGTATCGACAGGCACGGGCCTTTCGTGTACATTCGAAGCAACATTCAGGAGGGTATCTGATGCTGATTAGACGGGCAGAAACCATCTACGACATCGACAAGATGATCGAGCTTGGCGCGCAAATGCACGCCGACAGCCGGTTTGCGTCGATGCCGTACGACAAGGTCAAGCTCCGGTCCTATGGCCATCTGGCCCTCGGCAAGCCCGACGACTGGGGCGTGTTCATCGCCGAGGACAAGACCGGCGAGGTGCAGGCCATGATCGCTGTGTACGTCAGCCCGTTCTACTTCACAGACGAACGCAAACACACCAACGACTTCTTCCTGTACGTCGCCAAGGGCAAGCGCGGTGGCATCGCCGCTGCGCGCTGCGTCAAGGCGGTCGAGGCATGGGCAGCCGAGGTCGGGGTGAACGAGATCCAGTTCGGCATCACCGCCGGGATCGACGATGACGCAGCCGAGCGCCTGTACCGGGCGCTGGGCTACAACATGACAGGGCGCATCATGACAAAAGGAGTTCAGTGATATGTGTGGAGGAGGCCCTTCGGCACCGCCGCCCCCGGCGGCACCCCCCCCGGCACCTACCCTGCAGGATGTTTCAGCAGGTCGCGCACGGGCAGATGCAGCAGCACGCGCTCGTGTCCAGCGGGGCGTTGGCGGCAGCGTACGCAATGAAGGCGGCGCGCAAGGTCTAGGCCTCGTCGACACCCAGCGTGCCCTCAAGACGTTGACGGGTCAGTAATGGCCCAGCAGCGAACCAACGCCGCGATCACCGAGAGGGCGAAGGAGCCAGCACCGGCACCTCCGCCCAAGCCCTCGCTGTCAGGAAAGTAGAGCGAGTGAATGACGACAGCATGGGTTTTCCCAGCCGTGATTTTCTTGGTTCTTGGAGCCGGGTCAGTTGCTGCTGGTCGCGCATCTGGTTGGTCTGCTCACAAGCAGGGCAACCCACAGGGTGATCTTCTTGGATACGTCCTTGGGGTATTCCTTTGGATCGGGTCCGTTATTAGCGCCGCCTATCTCGGCGCAGTTTTACATTGAGGAGCCCTAAATGGTAGCCCAGACGCCAGAAAACCTCATGAACAGCTCGCTCAAGGGCAAGCGTGGATCGATCTTCCTGCGGTGGAAGCGCCTCGAGGATGACCGGTCAAGCTGGCGTTCTCATTGGATCGAGATCTCGGACCACCTGATCCCTCGTCGGGGCAGGTATCTGCTCGAGAGCCAGAACTCCAAGGGCCGCAAACGCAGCAACAAGATCGTCGACAACACCGGGGGGCAGGCTCTGCGGACCCTGTCTGCTGGGATGATGAGCGGGATGACCAGCCCAGCCCGGCCGTGGTTTCGTTTGCAGACCCCAGACCCGGAGCTGATGGAGAGCGGCGGGGTCAAGGACTGGCTCAGTCAGGTCGAGCGGATCCTGCGCCACATCCTCACGCGCTCGAACTTCTACAACACCGCGTCGACCCTATACACCGAGCTCGGGGCCTTCGGCACCGGGGCTCTATACCGTCGACGCCACCCGACTGACACCGTCTCGTTCCGCCCCTTCACGGCTGGTGAGTATGTCATCGCAGAAGATGAATACGGCAGCGTCAACACGCTGGCCCGAGAGTTCACCATGAGCGTGTCCCAGATCGTTGAGCAGTTCGTGATCAACAAGATCGACGGCCGAGAGGACTGGTCGAACGTGTCCCGGGCAGTCAAGCGTCTGTGGGACCAGAAGAACTACGACGAGCGCGTTGACGTGATCCATATGATCCAGCCTCGCCGCATGGAAGACCGCGACCTCACCCGCCCGCTCGACCCCAAGAATAAGGCCTTCATGGACGTCTACATGGAGAAGGGAGCTGATGGCGACAAGCTGCTGCAAGAGGGCGGGTACGACAAGTTCCCGGCCTACTGCCCTCGCTGGGATGTGCTGGGTGGTGATGTCTACGGGGTGAGCCCGGGCATGGAGCACCTCGGCGACATCAAGCAGCTGCAGCATGAGCAGAAGCGCAAAGCGCAGGCAATTGACAAGATGGTCAACCCACCCATGGTGGCGAGCATGTCGCTGAAGGGCAAGCCGTCTACCGTACTCCCGGGCGGCACGACGTACGTCGACCAGATGCAGGGCAGTCAGGGGTTCCAGCCAGCCTACACCGTGCAGCCTCGCGTCAACGAGCTGATGATGGACATCCAAGAGGTACAGAACCGCATCCAGCGCGGGTTCTACGCTGACCTGTTTGCAATGATGATCAACAGTGATCGCCGGATGATGACGGCCACCGAAGTGGCAGAACGTCACGAGGAGAAGCTGGTGCTGCTCGGCCCGGTGCTGCAGCGCCTGAACACCGAGTTCCTCGACCCTCTGGTTGAGGACGTGTTCCTGTTTGCGCTCGAGGCAGGCATGCTCCCGCCGCCGCCTCCCGTCCTCGAGGGCGTCGACCTAGACGTCAAGTACATCTCCCTGTTGGCGCAGGCGCAGGAGGCCGTTGCCGCATCGTCCATCGAGCGCACCTTCTCGTTCGCTGGAAACCTCTCTGCCGTGTTCCCGGACATCATCGACAACCTCGATGCCGACATGGCGATCCGTCAATACGGGGAGATCCTCGGCACCAGTGCGGACATCATCCGCGAAACCGATGCCGTGGCCCAGCTTCGTCAGCAGCGCGCAGAGGCCCAAGCTCAGGAGCAGCAGATGATGCAGCTGCAGCAGGGCGCGCAGGCAGCCAAGGTGCTGTCTGAAGCTGACACGCAGAACCCGAATGCCCTCACCGATCTGCTGCAAGGTGGAGGCGTAACCGTATGACGTATGACGCATCAGATCCTGAGCAGGTTGCGAAGGCCGAGAAGCTCGAGGCGGATGTCCAGCGAGATCTGGACTACATCCTCAAGGAGCCTCGCGGCCGCCGGTTCTTGTATGGGCTGATCCATGATACATGCCATATTGGTCGGGTAAGTCACGTCCCCGGAGACAGTGACAGCACCGCCTTCAACGAAGGGGCCAGAGCTATTGGCGAGGCCCTGCTCGAGCAGATCCGTACACGGGCGAAAGCCAAGTACATGCTGATGCTCGATGAAAACCACTTTGAGCCTTAGGAAGAGAGGATCACCACATGACCGAAGAGACCACCGGCGACCTGATCGCTGACACCACAGAAACAACTGAGACCTCGACGGCTGACACAGCCGCCGAGGACAGCCCGCTGGCGGAAGCCGCAGGCGAAGGAGATGCCGCCGATCTGCTGTCGGGTGACGAGAGCGGTGGAAGTGAGGGCGTGCCAGACGCGTACACCTTCGAGCCGCCCGAGGGCCTCACTATCGATGAGGAAACCAAGGGCAAGATTGAGGCGTTTTCCGATCAGGCGCGCGAGATGGGGCTGAACCAAAAGCAGTATCAGACCCTGATCGAGTACGACCTCAATCGCGCGCAGCAGTTCAACGATCAGGCTGTTGAGGGCTGGACCACGCGGGTTGAAGACTGGCGAAAGAGCGCCAAGGCTGACAAAGAGATTGGGGGCGAGCAGTTCTCCGCCAACCTCAAGGTAGCCGAAAATGCCATCAAGCAGTTCGGTGATCCCGATCTGCGGGCCTTGCTCAAATCGCCAAGCGTCGACAACCCAAGCGGACTGGCCATCGGCAACCATCCTGCGGTGCTGCGTTTCCTGAACCGCGTGGGCAAGGCAATCGCCGATCCTATCCTGCTGCAGGGCGACGCTGCCCCGCAGACGGAAGGAACCTTGAAGCGAATGTATCCGTCCATGTTTGACAAATCGGCGTAAGAATAAGGAGGGCCCATCATGGCCACACTTGGCGTCAAGAACCCGACCCTAGCGGATCTCGCAAAGGTCACCGACCCCGACGGCAGCATCGCAGATGTTGTCGAGATCCTCAACGAGACCAACGAGATCCTGATGGATATGACGTGGCTCGAGGGTAACCTGACTACCGGTCACCGGTCGTCTATCCGTTCGGGTCTCCCGACCCCGACTTGGCGTAAGCTCTACGGCGGCGTGCAGCCGACCAAGAGCCGTGCGGTCCAAGTGACGGACACCTGCGGCATGCTGGAAGATTACGCGGAGGTCGACAAGGCCCTCGTGGATATGGCGGGTGACCCCGCTGCCTTCCGTCTGCAGGAGGATCGTCCTCACGTTGAGGGCATGAACCAAGAGATCTCGGACACCCTCTTCTACGGCGACGAAACAACCGCCCCCGAAGAGTTCACCGGCTTTGCTCCTCGCTATAATGATCTATCTGCCGAGAACGCCGACAACATCATCAACGGCGATGGGGTCGGTGCCGACAACGCCTCGATCTGGCTGATCTGCTGGTCGCCAAACACTTGCCACGGCATCGTGCCGAAGGGCTCGACTGCTGGTCTCAAGCAGCGTGACTTGGGTGAAGTGACCATCGAAGACGCCGACGGCAACAACGGCCGCATGCAGGCGTACCGTACGCACTATCGTTGGGATGCGGGCCTCTCGGTTCGTGACTGGCGCTACGTCGTACGCATCGCCAACATCGACCGCTCTCTGCTGACCGCAGATCTGTCGACTGGTGCCGACCTGAACGACCTCATGCACCGCGCTGTGACAGAGATCCCGAACCCTGCGTTCGGTCGCTGTGCGTGGTACATGGACAAGCAGATGCTTGCGTTCCTGCGTCGCCAGACGTCCAGTGCGGTCGCCAACTCGACGCTGACCACCGACATGGTTGGCGGCACGATGCAGACCTCGTGGGGTGGCTATCCGATCCGTCGGGTGGATGCTCTGTCCATCAACGAAGCTCGCGTCGTGTGAGCTGAGGAACAGGAGAAAACATCATGATCCTCGACACCCTACTGGAGTTCGCCGATGCGACCAGCGTTGCGGCAGCCGCCAGCACCGCCCTCATCGGCGACGTCATCGACCTGCAGGAAGCGCGGGACATCGGCAACGGTGAGCCCGTCTACCTCGTCATCCAGTGCGCCACTTCGATCATCACCGGCGGTGCCGCCGGTACGATCAAGTTCCAGCTGGCATCGGATGCACAGGCAGCCATCGCAACTAATGGCTCTGCCACCGTGCATTACGACACCGGCACGTTCGTCACCGACGGTGACGATGCAAACGCACTGGACGCAGGTGCCACCATCGCAGCCATTGCGCTGCCGATGGAGGGTAACGCCTACGAGCGCTACCTCGGCATCCTGTGCACGATTGGTACGACCACGGTCACGGCTGGCGCGATCAACGCCTTCCTGACCAGCGACGTGGCGAAGTGGAAGGCCTACCCGGACGGCCAAAGCTAACCTAAACTGGTGGGGCCTCCGGGCCCCACCTCCACCGATCTAGGAAGAGTGAGATCACCCCATGGCTATCAACGTACGTTTCGACAAGAACGGATACTACCACCCCGCCTATGGCCGCATGGGCCGAGGCAAGAACGCAGGCCTCATCTACTCCCTGCCAGACTTCTTTGCTGACGAGGGCAAGCTCCCGATGAGCGCGACCATCATCCGCGACAAAGAGACGCTCGAGGCGATCCTCGAGGAGGAGGAGCAGACCAAGCCCATCAAGCCAAAGCTGGTGGATGAAGAGCAGCTGAAGCGCGCAGAAGAGGGCACCGTGTCCCCGGTCAGCAACCGCCGACCTCCCGTCACATCCAGAACCAGCCGACGCAAGTCTAGCTCCGAGGAATAACCCATGGCCTCCGAAGTACAGATCGCGCGCCTAGCGCTCCAGAACATCGGTGATCGTTACGACATCACCTCACTGAGCGAAGCAACGCCAGAGGCCGAGCAGGTCAATCTGGTGTTCAACGATGTGCGCGACACGGTACTTCGCGAGCACCCGTGGAAGTTCGCCCGCAAATACGCGACCCCGGCCTCGCTGGTCGGGCTCGTTCCGGGCAAATGGGACTACATGTACGCGTACCCCAGCGACGCCCTGCGGGTGATCCGCATCGTCAACCCGCTGGGTGACGATCAACCGCCTATCCGGTTCGAGATCGCCAACAACGCCGACGATGTGCAGGTCATCCTGACCAACGAGAGCGAGCCGACCATCGAGTACACCAAACAGATCACCGACCCGCAGCAGTTCGACCCGCAGTTCGTGATCGCCCTGTCCTACCGGCTGGCCCAGTACATCGCGATGCCGATCACCGGCGATCGCTCCATCCTGTCCGACATGAGGGCGCTGGCAGACATCGAGATCAACAAGGCCAAGGCCACCGACGCAAACGAAGGTTTCGAAGCACCAGCACCGGCTCAGGCCAGCTGGATCTCTGCGAGGTACTAATCCATGGCCAAGTACGTCCAACCCAGCTTTGCAGGCGGCGAGGTATCGCCCGCTGTCGCGGCACGGGTCGATCTATCCAAGCGAGCGGTGGGCGTCGAGCGGGCCGAGAACTTCATCACCAAGGTGACAGGCGGCATGATGAGCCGCCCGGGGCTGCAGTTCATCGCTGAGGCCAAGACCACCGGCCCTACACGGCTGCTGCCGTTCGAGTTCAACACCGAGCAGACGTACATCCTCGAGCTCGGGCACGAGTACATGCGGTTCTACACCTATGGTGGCCAGATCCTCAGCGGCGGAGTGCCCTACGAGACCGCGACACCCTATTCTGGCGAGCACCTGTTTGATCTCGAGTTCGCTCAAAGCGGCGACGTGATGACGATCGTGCACCCTTTGTACGCTCCCCGCGAGCTGGTGCGTATCACCAACACCAACTGGACGCTGACCGAGATTACCTTCGCGCCCAGCCAGCCGCCGCCAGACAATCTGTTGATCGTCAACAACTATCAGCAGTCCGGCGACATCTCAGACATCACCAAAGAAAACCCTGCGGTCGTTACCTCGGTTGGTCACGGCCTCGCCACTGGTGCAGAAGTCCTGATCACCGGCGTTTCTGGCATGACCCAAGTCAACGGCAACGTATACCGGATCACGACCATTGATGGCGACAGCTTCCGCCTCGAGGGCGTCGACAGCAAAACCTACAATAACTATACCGGGGACGGCACATGGGCAGTCAGCGGCGACATGCTCAAGTACAAGGTCACCGCTAACAACCGCGACACCTTCGAAGAGAGCCTACCGGCGCTGAGCTTTTCCGGTGCGGACATCACCAATGTGACGCAAGCGGATCCAGCTGTGGTCACCACCAGTACCGACCACGGTTTCGAGTATGGAGACGAGATCTACATCGATTTTGTCGGCGGCATGACTGAGCTAAACGGCCGCCGGTTTTTGGTGCTGAGCGCCCCGTCTACCAACACC